GGCACAACATGGAGATCCAGCACCTCCGCGAAAGCGTCAGGGATCTGCGCAAATGACCCTGCTGCAGTACCTTTCAGCCGAGGCCAGCCAGGGCTATCTGATCATTAAATTGACATTTATTTTCTGAGGACAATCAAATGATAGGTGCACTGCTTCCAGTGCTCGCGCCGATCCTGGGCGACGTGGTTAAACGCGTCTTGCCCGAAGACAAAGACAAGGCCGCGGAGATCGAGCGCGAGCTGAACATGCAATTGATGATGAACTCGGCCAGCGTCGAGAAGGCCGCGAGCGATATCATCTTGGCTGAGGCGAAATCCGAGCACTGGATCACAAGCTGCTGGCGCCCGCTGCTCATGTTGACGATCACCGCAATTGTCGCATGGAATTTCCTATTCGCCCCGCTCATCGAGCTCGCCGTCGTGCTGTTCACTGGCAGCGATCTGCCGCTCGCGATCGAGCTGCCCGAGGAGCTATGGATGCTCCTGACCATAGGCGTCGGCGGGTACACTTTGGGGCGCTCGGGAGAGAAAATCGCAACCAATTTGAAGAAACCTGATGTACCTGGACGAAATCGCTGAAGATCTAAAGGCCGAGGAAGGCTTCAGCGAACACTGTTATATGTGCACCGCGGGCGCGCACACGATCGGCTACGGTCGTAACATCGACGCTGCGAACGGCGGCATAGGCATCACTGAAGCCGAGGCCGACTACCTGCTGCGGAACGATATCATGCGCACGATCGAAGAAGTGCGACGGTGGTCGTGGTTCGACCAGCTTGATGACGTGCGTAAGTCTGTCCTGGTGCAGCTTGCCTTCCAGTTGGGCATCACCAGGCTGTCGAAATTCGAACGCATGCTGGCAGCACTTGCGGAGGGCAACTACGACCAGGCGGCTGACGAGCTGCTCGACAGTCTATTTGCTAGGCAGGTGCCGAGCCGTGCCGAGCGCCTGCAGCTCAAGATCCGATATGGCAGCACCTAGACTAACAGACGACGTACTGCGTGATGCACTGGCCGCTGTCGATCAGGCTGGCAATATTGCTGCTGCGGCACGACTGCTAGATATCCCGCGATCGACTTTCGAAAGTCGCGTGTCTGCAGCCCGTCAGCGTTTTAAAGTTGAGACAGAGGCTGAGATCGAGCTGCCGACCTTCCCAAGCGACGATATCCCGGTCGAAGACATCCTCGATACGATGGAGCGTCGTTTTGAAAAGCGCACGCGGGCAGCAGCGGCTCGCAAATGGTTCACGGTCAAGGTCAAGAACGATGAGCCAATGGGCCTTTGCTTCGTTGGTGATCCGCACATAGATAGCAATGGCTGCAACATCTCTCTGCTGCGGCGCGACATCGAGCTGATGACGCAGCCCGGCATGTACTGCGTGAACCTGGGCGACACGACAGACGGCGATTGGCCTGGCAGGTTGATGCGCCTGCACGCGCAAAGCGATCAGTCGATCACAACGGCTCGGCGGCTCGCGGATTGGTTCCTCAATGACACCGGCCTGCGATGGCTCGCGATCCTGATCGGCAACCATGATGCGTGGGGCGAAGGCGCGGAGATTTTGCGTCGGATGAACGTGCAGAAAATTCCCATGATGGATTGGAGCGCGCACTGGAAGATCCGGTTCGAAAACAATCGGGAGTGTCGGATCATTACCGCACACGACTTCCCTGGTCACAGCATGTGGAACTCCCTGCACTCTAACCAGCGCGCAGCGACGACAACAACTGATGCACATATATATGCGTCTGGGCATAAGCATAATTGGGCTATCCACCAGGAAGAAAATGCGCATAGAGAATTTGTCTATTGGCTGGTCCGCGCGCGAGGCTACAAGTACATCGACGACTATGCTGACAAACTCGGCTACGCAGCCCAGCAGCATGGTGCCACAGTCTGCGCGGTGATCGATCCAGCGGCTGACAGCGAGGCCAGGTTCGTTACCTGCTTCGCCGATTTAGCAGAGGCTGCGGACTACCTGGCGTGGAAACGTGGTCGATAGAAAACGCTACGCGCGTAGCGTTTCTGCACCCCGTTTAACGTAGCAAAAGCGTAGCGGGCGATTGCTCAAACACTGACATCACGGTATGTAGGGATCGTCATAGAATGCATGAATAACTGAGGGTATCTGCGGGTTTGGCCGACATTTCGGTATTTATTCGACAAGTATCGATAAGTGATTTACAGGCTCATAACCTGAAGGTCGTTGGTTCAAATCCAACCCCCGCAACCAAAATAAACCAATCAGAACAATACATTAGCGTCGGCTCTTGCCGGCGCTTTTTTTTGTGCGTAGCGCGTAGCGTAGTGGACAGGAAATCGAGGGGGTAGCAAAAAAATAGGCAAAACCTGACGGTCAGGGGTTGCAAAGATAACTGTGAGTTATTATTTATATAACTAAGACGTTCATTTAATAACTCTGAAAGGGACAGTCAGATGGCACAGATCACACCGAAATTTTGGAAGTCGATAAACCGCTGGGTCGTAATCACCGATCGCAAAGGCGTAAAGAAGCTGAACAACGCCAAAGGCGAGACGCGGAAATTTGAAACGAAGGACGACGCAGAAGCCTTCGCCTCAATCGTGAATGCTTCCCAGGCAACCGGCGGCGTTGTCACGTCAGCCACTGCAGGCACGATCGATGCAGCGATTGCACTCCTGCACACCAAGACCGACCTGCGTGTAGACGAGGGCAAGATCACCTTCAAGTCGGGCGGCAACATCAAGCGCAACGTCTCGACCTGGTCAGCTCTTGATCTGAACGGCTCGGTGTTCGGTGGTGTAAAGTGCTCGGACGTTTCGACTGCCGACATCGAGGATCGCCTGATCCCGCAGATCAATCGCTCTGCCAAGACGGTCAAGGAAAAGCTCGACGCGTTGAAGCAGCTCTTCGATCTCGCGCACAAGCAAGGCTGGTGCAGCCACGTCAATCCGGCTCGCCAGGTTAAGTTGGAAGAGGTCCGCTACGCGAAGGGCTCCAAGAAGAAGAAGCTGGTGCGCTTCAGCATCGACGAGATCCGCTGCGTGATAGCTGCAGCCGTCGCTGTCGATAAATGGTGCGACGGTTTGGCACTGTCTTTCTCCGCGCAGACCGGCTTACGGTTCGGCGAGCTGGCGGCTCTGAGCTGGTCCGATATTTCGTTCGACAAGGGTCGTGTCACCGTGACTAAGGCTGTGCGCGAAGTCAGAAAAGGCGTCTTCGAAATCCAAGAAGTCCCGAAAACTGACGCAGGGTTCCGCACCGTTTTCTTGACCCCGCAGCTCGTCACAGAATTGCGTGAGTGGAAGCTGCGCTCGCCGGTCGCTGACCTGGTCTTCCCGACACGCGCGCATACGTTCCATCGCACTGCCGACAACTTGCGCAAGCGTGTCTTGCACGTCGCTTGCCAGGCTGCGGGGATCGACGAGCTGCGCTGGCACGATCTGCGCCACTTCTTCGCCTCGATCTGCTTGGAGTTGTTCGGCGCGGACTTCCACAGGATCACGACCCTGATGGGCCACAAGTCGATCTCAACGACGCGCGACCTGTACGGTCACTGGATCGACGACGAAGAGCGCGACGAAGACGACGCCGCGAAGTTCGGCGCAAAACTCTGGGGCTAGCACATAATGGGGCTGATTGAGCGAACTGGATTTTAAAAATTCAATTCGACGAGCGAAAGGGGGGCTTGATGCCCCCCTTTTTCTATTGGTTCTATAAAACAATTTTCTTTTTCGGGGCCAACAACTCAGGGGTGAGATTAAACACCCCCTTTGGATGCACCTTTAAACGCATCGAAGCAGCTCGGGTAGTGCAGCAGGTCACCGGCGCCGTTGATGACCCAGCCGTACAGATCGACCGGCTTGCCGCAGTGCGCGCATGGGTCGCGCGGGATCTGCGGTTTGCCTGTCTTACTCCACCGTGTTTTGGGCATCCCAGGCAGCGGCGATCGATCCGTAACCCGTCACGTCCAGCGTGTCGTCGGGGTTGTTACTGCCGACAGCATCGCGGACAATTTTCTGCAGCGCGTTCAACAGAGCAACCTGCTTACCATTGACCGGTACGCCGAGGTACAGGCTCCACATGGCCGCGGTCGTATCCATACACACACGCCAATCACCGTGCGTGTCTTCGCGCTCAGAGACGACGCTCGCGGCGTTACGGAGTATCTCAGCCGGGCTAGTCATCGATGTCATCGATGAACTTCTGCATAGCCTTGCCTGGAATGAACCAGCGACCGCCGATCTTTGTGCCTGCGATCTCTTCCCGTTCGATCATCTCGTATAGGCGATAATAGTTCTTGCGTGCGCGCGATCCGAAGATGAGCCGACAGGCTTCCCCGGTATCTACTAGCAGCGGGAGCGGCTCAGTCATCAAAGCCCCCCATCGTATCGACAGGCTGTGCCGGTGCTGCAGGTACACCGGCAGGGATTTCTTCAGTGACGCGCTGGATCTCCAGGCTAATGTTGCCCGTGTCTTCATACCGCCAACCAGCGATCGAGTACCGGCCAGGCTCCAGGCCGACCTCAAACACGACTTTGCCGTTCTTATAATCAGGCAAGCGCGAGCCGATTGGCTTATCTGTTTCTGCAAACAAGTTAAACCGCTTAATTTTCTCGTAGTTCATTGGCATCAATAATTCTCCAGGGTTGCTTTGCGATTGTTGTAGGCATCGAGCAATTTGGTATGCAGAGCTGGGTCTTCCTGCGCGAGTTTCTCGCGGTCTGTTCGCACTGTTGATGACCAGCGCTTGTGCTCAGCCATGTTGCGGTGCTTCTGCATTCCGGCGATATGATCTTCGACCCAGGGAGCCCAATCAGGCGTTGGCGCAGGCTCGACCTTCTCCGCGGCTTCTTTCTCCGCGGTTTCCTTCTCAGCGGCTTCTTTCTCCGCGTAGCGATCTTTCTTGCCAATCTCCTGCACAGACGCGTATTCGCCGCCGTGCAGGCCGAGGCTCGCAAGCGCACGACCAATCGCGCTTGTCTCACAGTTCTCCAGAGCGCTCGTCTTGTTAACGCCTGACGCACCGCGGATCTCTTCCGCCATGCCGCTGCCGATAACCCTGCTCTGCTCGTCGGTGATCGTTGCCTTCACGACGACGGCGTTGCCATCGTCAGACAGGATCGCCGTGTTGATGCCGTGTTGACATCCGAAAACCCTGCGCCATTCCAGCACGCGGTCCTGCACCATCGTGTACTTTTTGCCGCTGCGTCCGCGCCCCAGAGAAACGCCGCGCTCCTTATTAACCGTCTCAAGTGCATCCATGACTGTGGTTAGATCAGCCATGCGTCACGCCTTCGATGAGTGTCACCGAACCTTGCGGTATGCTGCGTACTGTCTTGCCTTTGATCTCAACATCGAACCGCACTGGTTGCGAATACGTTTTGGCGATTACCTGTCCAACCGCCGTGGCTCCAAAGACATCGACCTGTACCTGGTCGCCTAAGCAAATAAGTCTCTTTTCCATTTCATTCTCCAAACGATTGCCCTCTTTCCACTCTGATTTGCGCGGCGGTCGCCGCTATCCTCGATGACGCCCATGCGAGACAGCTCGGTCACGCGCGGTCGGATCGATAGAATTGATAAGCCAAGCACGGCTGCGACCTCGTCGGCTGTCAGCCCGTGAGGCTCCGACGCGGCTAGCGCAGACTTCGTTGCGGTGCGCAGGGTAGGTGCCTGCGGTGCGATAGCGTCGGCAGCAGCGATGCTTGTGTCGCGATCCCGTGCGCCGGGATGTGCCGGATAAATCATTTAAACGGCACCATGTGTACGGCGCTGCAGGCGTCGTCGAAGGCACACGCAAAGACGGTCAAAAAGTAGAACATGACCACAATGCCAAGCAGTGCCAGGCAGTCTCTGATGCGCATGCGTCGGAACTTATTCATGTGCTCCCTCCATCTGATCGCGAGCTATATTGATCGAGGAGCGGATCGCTGACACCTCGCGCGTGATGTCTTCAACGCGATAGTATTTGCCGTTTGTTGCAGAAAAATTATCACCGCGCTCGATCACCAGGCGTTCGGTTTCAAGCCAATCTTTCCGGCCTTCAAGCCAGCTTACGACCGTCTCCAGGTCTTGTTTTGAAAACATCAGATCCCCCATTTCTGCTCAGCCGCAGCGCGATACTCAGGCGGCACGTCCTTCCACATGAAGTGACTGAAATCTGGCGGAACCATCTGCAGCAGCTCGTCGATCGAACCCGCCATCTGCATCATTCGTTCGCGGGCTCGCGCGACCACCCGCATGCGATCGAGTGCTTTCTCCAGGTTCGCGACCGATAGCTCTTCGCAGTCGCGGCTATCGAAAACGCGGAACCCTTTGCAATTCGCGTAGACGAGCTTCACCGGCACGTTTTCGGATTGCCGTCGCAGCCATGCCCAGTACAGCGCTACCTGCTGCACATGGTTCGGGTCTGGCCTTTTAGGCAGACTATTGACGTTCCAACCGCGCTTTGATTTCGCAGACAGGGTCGGCCATTTCGTTTTGATTTCGACGACGCCATTGGCCTCGACATCGATCTCGCCGATGAAGTCCAGCTCCACGTGGGGGAGCTGCACCGAAACCCAGCGACCATCTGTGACCTGGTTAGCCTCTCTAGTCGCCTCAGAGAGTCCCTCAGCCGTATGTCTGCAAGTCAGCTCTAGTATTGACCCTGACACTGGAAGCGCACCAGCGTCCTTCTCTGCTTTGCTGAGCGGGATCTCGTAGATGTCGTCGCGGATATTGCTCCAGCGCACGATATCGTTTGGGTCGTGCGCTAGCGGTTGATGTTCGTCGAAGCTGGAGACAGCAGCGCGGAAGGCAGTGCTCGGATCATCGCCACTGATGACGATGTCTTTGCCATACTGCTCGGCGACCTTGCCTGCAATCATTCGGCAACCGGCAGGCGCGTATAAACGCAGCGGTCTGGCGACAGCCTTCTCAAAAAATTCTTTGCAATTTGGTCGGGAGGTTCCCGAGGGGCTGTGCGCAGAGAAATTAAAGCGCTCAGCCCAGCTCGGTAAATCGTCGAATGTCACGTTTCAGTTCCCTTAGTGCTTGTAACGCACCTTTCTATAGGAACAATACGGAAACGTCAACTTTGGTAGGTAAACATCACATTATAGTTATTTAACGAAACTAGAGGTTATGCACGCTTCTTTGATTTTGCCTTCGTCACACGCGGCTCTGACTGCGGTTTAAATGGCGGTTCGTAGAACTCTTCTGCCGCTTCTTCTGCCTGCGCTGCAGCGGCGGTTGCGTTGATTGTGATTGTGAAAGTGTCGCCAGCTTCAAGGTTCAGTTCGACGCTGTGCTTCGACGCGCTTTCCGGTTTGTCAGCCTCAACGCCGCCGGTACGCATCACTGCGGTCGGCGAGCAGCCGTACAGCTCGGCGAGCTGCAAGATCACAGCGGCGGAAGGCACAACTTCGCCACGTTCGTAGCGTCTGTAGGCTGCTGGCGACATCCCAAGTGCCTCAGCGACTTCTACGCCACTCTTCTTGTGATACTGGCGGGCTGCTCGCAGGCTGGCGGGAAGGTCTTTTAAAGCTTTATAGGCATGTCCACACATTCTAAGTTCCTTGCAATAATTTCCATTCGGAATTAGCAGTCACGCCGTCGACAGTGGTCGTTTCATGCGGCCAGCGCGAGCGGAAGGTGTTGCAACTGATGTGCATGTCGTCGTTGTTCAGCGTTGCCCTGACACGTGCTGTGCAATCCATGATCCAGGTGATTGCTTCTATAGTTCGGTATATTCCGATCCGGGTCGGTCGAAGGTGCTTATCGCCTGCGCGAACTGGCATACCGCACATGTCGTCAGGCCAGCCGTTTTCAAACACAAGTTTGAGCCACCCCTCTTTAATTCCAATTTCAATACCTTCTTCAAGACCACCTTTGATATAATTCATAACGAGGTTTGACAGGATCTCGCGAGTTAGCGGCAGTTTGTTAAAATAAGCTGCGACCGAGCATTGAATAACCCTGATTATGTAAGGGTTCCTGATCAGCCTCGCGTAATCAAGCCTATCATGCACGTTTAAATTTATTGGCGAGCGGGTGACGGCATGCGGGCTACACAGCCCGTAAGCTTGAATCAAATCTATCGGCATTCGTGTGCGCAGGTCGGTCGTTCCGCCGCCTGGTGCAGCAACTCCGCTCGCCAAATACGCTGTGACCAGCCGACGTGTGTTTTTGTCGTATACCGGGTCAATTGATTTGAATAATTGGACGACATCAGCGGACCTTGCTTTGCCGTCTACATATTTCCGTAGTGACATTCTCCCTCGCATTATTTGATTAAAGTTACCGATAAGAAACGATTGTTACCGATGCGCTACCAACGCGTCAAGCAAGTCTGTTGATTGATAACTGATAGTAATTTATTTGGGAGGAATGAAACTCTCAGAATGGTTACAAAACAGAAGCTTAACGCAAAATGAAGCAGCCAGGTGGCTGGGGATAAGTCAGCCTGCAGTAAGCCTGCTCTGCAGCGGATCTCGCATGCCGAGCCTGCCGCTGATGCAAAAGATCTTTGTGCTGACAGACGGCGAGGTCAGCATGGCCGACTTCAATGTCTGAGCGCGAGATCCATCGCGGCATTGTTAATTACCTGGCGGCGGTCCTGCCATCTGGCAGCGTCGTGCATCACAGCCCTAATGAAGGCAAGCACCGCGTCCAGTATCGCATGCTGCAGAAGTCGCTGGGCATGCGTGCTGGCTGGCCGGATCTTGAGATATTTGTGCAGCGCACTTGGTGGCACAACGACGCGACCTGGTCGCCGATCATGCTTGAAATCAAGACAGCAAAGGGTCGGCTGTCAGCTAATCAAAAGACAGTGCACCTTGAGTTGCGCAAGGCGGGTTGCCGCGTCGGCTTAGTCCGCTCGATCGACGACACGCAGGACTTTCTGCAGCAGTTCATCGAGCTGCGCCATGCCTAGCAGGTGGAAACATCCAAATAGCATCGTGAAATATCGCGGTATCAAAGGCTGGTCGCTGCCAGAGCTTGCATTGGCGAGCCGGATCGACGAGTGGACCGTGCGGCAACTCGAAACAGGCAAGCTTGAGATGCACTCAGGTCACATGTCTCGGCTGTCGAGCGTGTTCAACGTCACCGCCGAGGAGCTGCTCCGACCTTGTGTGTCGCGGCGTAATCCGCAGCAGAGCCGCAAGCGGTCGATCGACAACCTGGCTAAAGGCCGCGGGGCTCATCGCTACGCAGGCAAGCTCAAGGTGCCTGACAACGCACCTGAGCTGGTCCGCGACCTCTACGAACTCATCAACGAGCACAAGCTTCTTGTCGGTGACGTTGCCGAGGGATCTGGCGTGTCGAAGAAGGCTATCAGCGAGTGGCGATACCGCCGATCGCCGACCCTGCAAAGCTTCGAGGCTGTGCTTGGCAACATTGGATACCGGCTGCAGATCGTGAGGGATGAGTGCCAAGAACAAGAATAGATAAGCAGCCAAGGCGAAGCTGGAACGCCGAAAGCATCAAGATCCTGCGGCGGTTTTATGCTGATGGCGTGCCGACCGAGGCAATCGCGGAATGGTTTGGTGTGACCGTCAATGCGATCCGCCAGCAAGCCAGCAAGGCAGGCATTCATAGGTCTGCTGAGTACCTTAGAAAGGTGCGGCGTGCGGCCAAAGCAAAGAAATGATCGATGACTGCCCGACATGCCACGGCGAGCGCTACATCATGCTGCCGAAGAAATATGTGCAGCGGATCAGAGAAGTGAACGTCGGCGACCAGGTCATCAACGAGCACTCCGAGGAGCAGGTCGGCGGCATGGATGCCTGTCCACGGTGCACAGCGCATGCCGAAATGGAGTACTCGGGAAGGCGCGAATCGTGATCTCTCACGACGCTACATTGGTGATCTCAGCCCTGGTCGAGGCCGGTGGCGAGGCCGACGTGTTGGTACTGGAACAGCAAGTCTCGGCAAGGCTGTCGTGTACATTTGCGACTGCTGCGAATTTTCTTCTTGACAGTGGTTTTGTGGAGGCTTCTAAACTTAGCTGCGCCTCTAAGCTACGAGCGCATGATCGACGTGCTCTAAAGCTAAAACACCCAAAAAAATATAAAGTTAAATGCTCTCACGAAGCTCAGGTTTCTGAGCTTCTAAGCTTAGCTACGGACCGTCGAAATTTCAATGCAGCTTACCAAGCAGTCGTTGCTGGGAAGTCTGTCCGCAGCGACCCTGTAAGCAAATTTGCAGAGATGATGAACCCGCAAGATCGCGGCGAGTTCTGGCAATCATGGAGCAATATGAGTGGCGAAGAGCAGGCGCATTACCGCACCAGAATTGCACGACTTACTCGTCGAGGCCGCAGAGACTGATCGACGATTGCCGCCAGGCGTGAGAAGCACACCATCGAGCTGGTGGCCTGAGACATTCAGCGATTGGATGCAGTACGCACCAGAGAAGACAACGATGCGCCTGGCACCAGCGACTGCCGAGCAAATTAGCAACTATGATTTTGTGCATGAGGTCGTACTGACCGTGCCGGAAGAGAGCGACCGGCAGCTCCTATGGGCAATCGCTGTCAGCGCAGCCTTCCGGCATCGTGGACCGAGCTGGACGCGGATCGCCAAAATACGACACAGCGATCGACGCCAGGTGAAGAACATCTACGAGAAGGTGCTAATCGAGACAGCCTATCGCTGGAATGCAATCGCGGCGTAACAGCTTTATCGAGGCAGCCACAAATGTGGTTGTCGGGATTGTCGTCGCCTGGGGCGTGACGTTTACGATCTTCCCCTGGTTCGACCTTGAGCCTGCGCTGGTCACGTCGCTATGGATTAGCCTCATTTTTACGGCTGTCAGCCTGGCACGCAGCTATGTCTTGCGTCGTCTCTTTAACTGGATCGAGCAGACCACAGACCTGGCAGATCCTGGCGGAAGTGATCTTAGATAGTTGTACCGACCGGCCCGAGAAACGTGCTTTTTAAGATTAAGCCAACGGGTTTGTCTCCTTGCCTGTTGGCGGGTCAGACTTCGAAGTGTCCCTTCCACTCAGCCGAGCTGTGTTCTCCCTTCGCAGCTCGGCTTTTTTTATAGGTTCCCATGGCTGGCAGATTATCTAAGGCTAAGATGCAGCGGGTCTGCGACGAGCTGGCGAAAGGCAAGTCGCTTCGCAGCATCTGCGATGGCGACGATACGATGCCAGCGTGGAGCACCGTGCTGCAGACAGTGCAGCGCGATGAGGATGCGTTTGAGATGTACAGCAGGGCGCGAGCGATCGGCGCTGAGGTCTTGGCGGATCATATGCATGACCTGGCTGGATCTCCGCTGCCTGCAGATATAGATCCGAAGCTTGCCAACGCTGAGGTTCAGAGGCGGCGCATCGAGGTCGATACGTTAAAGTGGACGTTCGCCAGGATGCAGCCGAGAGGCGTGAGGCATAAGAAGGAAGACGTTGATACGAGCAGCGGCACTGTCGTGCTGATGTGGGGCGATGAAGAGCAGGAGCCGCAGAAGAGTGCCGACATCGTCAAACTGGTGAGCAGCAAGGACGAGGATGATGCCAGCTAAGAAGAAGCCCAAGCGGCGCAGCACCAAGGCAGCGAGCCTGATGAGCAGAACGTATCGGCAGCGAGTGAAGCCGAGCGGGAAGAAGTACGACCGAAAGAAGTAGACGGGTTCCATTTTAAATGCAGACGGCGGGGCGCAGCAGCACGCGCGCGACCCAGCCGATCGAGCCGCGATCGATGAGCGACCCCCCAGCTTTTGAGTTGGGCGCTACTGTTCCGCTACGATTGATGCGTAAGTCATTGATATCCCAGGGCTGACCGTCAGGTTGCTGACCTGATCGCGCTGCCTGGGCCTTGGTTTTCTGCGGATTTTCGGACCCCACCCCGCCCCATTTTCGGCGGCTCCTCCTAATGCGTTATATACATGGATGCGACACCCATACACACCCAGCCCTTCTACTCAGCGTACACGCTACCCTCAGCTCATGGCGGCTACTCGCTCGTCATAGCGGTCCAGGGCCTCTCGTCGCGTGGCGAAGCGGAGCGTGCGCTGAAGTGGATCATGGGGCCGTTCGCGGACGCTGAGAAGGCTCCGCTGCATTGAAGCGCATTAGCATAGGCTACACACCGCGGCCTCTTCAGGCAGAGCTACACAAGCAGTTATCGGGCTATCGCTGGTCGGTCTGCGTCATGCATCGCCGGTTCGGCAAGACGGTTATGGCGGTTAATCACCTGCTGCGCGATGCGATCACCTGCGACCATAAGATGGGTCGATTTGCGTATGTCGCGCCGCAATTTAAGCAGGCCAAGGCGGTAAGCTGGGACTACCTCAAGCTATTCGCTGGTGCGATCCCAGGCGTTAAGTTTAACGAGACGGAGCTGCGCTGTGATCTGCCGAACGGCGCGCGTATCACGCTCCTGGGAGCAGAGAACCCCGATAGTCTCAGGGGCTTGGCGTTAGATGGCGTGTGCTGCGACGAATATGCGGACATGCCTGAGAGCTTGTTCGCGGAGATATTGAGGCCAGCGCTGTCCGATCGCCAGGGTTACGCCATATTTCTGGGAACACCACGCGGTCACAACGCGTTCTTCGAATTATTTGAGGCTGCCAGGCAGAATAAGGATTGGTTCACCGCCGTATACAAGGCGAGTGAGACGGGGATCCTGCCCCAGGAAGAGCTGGATGCCGCCAGGTCGATGATGACCGGCGATCAGTACGAGCAAGAATTTGAGGCAAGTTGGGTCGCAAATGTCCAAGGTTCGATCTTTGGCGCTGAGATGCAGAAGGCCGACGACGAAGGCCGCATTACCAGGGTGCCGATCGACGCCACCGCGCGTGTAAACACCGCCTGGGATCTCGGCATAAACGACGCAACTGCAATATTTTTCTACCAGCAAATCGGGCATGCAATTCATGTTGTTGACTATCTGGAACAGCGTAACGAGGGTTTGCCTTACTACGTTCGCGTGCTTGAGGAGAAGGGTTATCTCTGGGGCAAGCATTACGCTCCGCATGATATCGAGGTCCGCGAGCTGGGCAGCGGAAAAAGTCGAAGGGAGATAGCCTATGATCTGGGTATCGATTTTCGAGTTCTTCCCAAGCTTCCGGTGGAAGACGGCATACACAACGCGCAGGTAACGCTGCCGCGCGTTTATTTCGACTATGACCGTTGCAAGCACGGCATCGAGGCCCTTCGCCAGTATCACAGAGCATATAACGACCGGACGCGGGCATACGGCGCGACACCCAAGAGAGATTGGTCAACACATGGCGCTGACGCGTTCAGATACATGTGCCTGTCGATCCGCGACCATGAAGAGCACAGACGGCCCACACAGCCGTTTGCAGACAGCAATTACAATCCGTTAGGGACCGAGGTCTTCGCATAATGTCTTTATTTTCATCTCCCAAGATGCCGCCACCGCCGCCGCCCCCTGCGCCGCCGCCGCCCGCACCGACCAGGGACGACGAAGCGGTCAAGAAGGCAGAGCAGGCTGAGCGCGATCGCATCCGCCGCCAGGCGGGTCGCAAGGCATCGATACTGACGACAGGTCGGGGCTTGTTAAATGAAGAAGCGACGACAACGAAGCCATCACTGATTGGCGGGCAAGGATAATGGGCGGGCCGCGAAGGAAAGCAACTCCTGCGCCTGCCCCTGCTCCTGTTGCGGTAGCGCCGCCGCCTGCGCCGGAACCTTTGGCAGATAAGGAAAATGAAGAGCGGGTTCTGGGCCAGGGCAAGGCTTACCGCGGTAGAGCGCGCGGCCAACGCAGTGTGCTCGGCGAAGCCGCTACGGTAACGAAAAAGACGCTGTTAGGCGGATGACCGGCAAAACACCCGCGGACCCGAAGCAGGCCCTTGCAGGCATGATGGGCGGCTCGGCTCCACAACCTATGGAATTTGGCAACCAGAACGCTGGCGTCGACCCGCTGGTCCGGTTTGATCAGAAAACGAGCGGTCGCGCCAACAAGGCGGCGAAAGAACGATCGCTTATGTCAGGAACCTATTAGATGGCTGTTGATAAGAACGCAGACATGCTGGCTAGGCGTTTCGATACGTTGCGCACACAGCGCAGCGTATGGGAAAGCCACTGGCAACAGATCGCGGACTACTGTTTACCGCGTAAGGCCGATATCACGAAGCGAAGGCAAGAAGGCGACAAACGAACAGAACTTATATTTGACGCAACCGCTATTCACGCCGTCGAGCTATTGGCCGCTTCTTTACATGGCATGCTGACAAACGCGAGCACGCCATGGTTTACGCTGACATACAGCGACCCTGCGATGCGCGGCGACGACGCCGCAATGGAGTGGCTTGAGGCCGCGACAGCCCGCATGTACGAGGCTTTGCATCGCAGCAATTTTCAGCAGGAGATCCACGAGCTTTACTATGATTTGGTGACGTTTGGCACCGGCTGCATCTATGTCGAGGAAGACGACGAGACGGGCATACGTTTCGCGACCAGGCACATTGCCGAGGTATACCTGACAGAGAATGCCAGCGGCAGGGTCGATACGATCTTCCGCAAGTACAAGCAGACGGCCCGCGCCTGGGCCGATCAGTTCGGTGAGGAAGCCCTGCCGAGCCGTGTCGCCAAGGCGCTGGAGAAAGATCCCTTCGACATGTTCGAAGTCGTGCATGTCGTCATGCCGCGCGAAGAGCGCGCCGTTGGTAAGATCGGCCAGGAGAACATGCCGATCGCGTCAATCTACTTTGACCCTGATACGAAAATGTTGCTGAAGGAAAGCGGCTATTTTGAGCAGGCGTTTATGACGCCCAGATTCTTGAAGGATTCGGTAAGCACATACGGGCGAAGCCCGGCGATGAGCTGCCTCAGCGATATTAAAATGCTCAATAAGATGTCCGAGACGACGATCCGCGCCGCGCAGGTGCAGATCAATCCGCCTCTCATGGTGCCGGATGATGGCATGATCAGCCCGATCCGCACCCGTCCTGGCGGCATTAACTACTATCGCAGCGGAACCCGCGACCGCATCGAGCCGCTGATGACCGGCAGCTCTATACCGATCGCGCTTAACATGGAAGAGCAAAGGCGCCAGGCAATCCGGTCGGCTTTCTATGTCGATCAGCTCCTCTCGGCCCAGGAGGGTCCACGTAAAACCGCTACCCAGGTATTGCAGGAAAATGAAGAGCGGATGCGCCTGATCGGCCCTGTCATGGGCAGATTACAGGCAGAGCTGCTTCAACCACTTATAAATAGATCATTCGCGCTGATGAACCGCGCTGGATTGTTTGAAGCTGCACCCGAAGCAATGCAAGGCGAGGAGATCGAGATCCAGTACGTTTCACCGCTTGCCAAGGCGCACAAGCAAACCGACCTGCAGTCAATCATGCGTGCACTGGAGGTAATGGGTCAGGTCGCGCAGATCGCGCCGGTCATGGATCATATCGATCCGAAGGGTCTTATCGATCACCTGCTCGACACCCTGGTCGTGCCTGCCAAGGTCCGACGCTCCGATTCAGAGGTCGCACTTGCGCAGCAGCAGCGTGAGCAGCAGATGGCTGAGCAGCAGGAAATGCAGCAAGCCATGCAGGCTGCACAGGCAGCAGGTCAGGCCGCGCCAGCACTCCGCGAAGTCGCAAATATAGGTGAGCAGGAACTTGCCGCCGCTGAGTGACCTGATCGCAGCGTATCGTTTCGTATTCGGATCGGACGACGGGAAGACCGTCATGGATGATCTGCGCGCCAGGTTCCACATGAATAGCCCGACCTTCGTCGCTGGCGACCCGCATGAAAGCGCCTTCCTCGAAGGCCAGCGCTCGGTCGTGCTGACGATCGAGCGAATGATTAACCCTGACCGCAAACTGGATGAAGGAGAAGACCTCGATGGCTGAAGAACAGACAACTGCGACGGCGGAAGAAGCGCCACAATCGCAGCCTGTAGAAACGGCGGCTCCAGAAAGCTGGAGAGACGGTCTATCAGATGATCTGAAAATGAATGCCAACCTTCTAAAATTTAACGACATAGAAGGTCTGGCGAAGAGCTACATCAACGCGCAATCGATGATCGGCGCAGACAAGGTCGCGATCCCTGGAAAGCATGCGAGCCCCGACGATTGGTCGGAAGTGTACGGCAAGCTCGGTCGCCCCGAGGCGGCTGACGGTTACGAGCTGAACTACGGCGAAGGCGATAATCCGCTTGTCGGAGAATACGCAGAGGCAGTCCACGCTGCTGGTCTGAACCCGCACCAGGCGCAGTCATTACTTGATTGGTACACCGAGGTGGAAACACGCGGCAACCAGGCGCAGGAAGATTCTGCAGCTCAGTCAACCGAAGAAGGTTTGCAAGAACTACGGCAGGAATGGGGCAGAGCCTTTGACCAGAAAGCGGCAAGCGCGCAACGCGCGGCAAACGCGCTGCTGGGCAGCACCGAAATGTTTGACGATGTT